TGAGTTGAGCGCCTGTCAAACCTAAACGACCCATGTTTGCACCTGCTGTAGCCGCTTGTTGACCAAGAGCAGCACCCATAGTCAAAGGTTGTTGAGCCGCAGTCTCCAAGGCTTGAATTTGTCCCAAAGCAGTTGTGTAAGGAGCATAAGCCGCTTGCTGACCTGCATAGTAGTTACCCATTGTTTGAGCGCCAGTACCCAAGAGTCCCGCACCGAATTGGACTTGTTGTTGACCAGCTTGTTGAGCTTGTGCCGCCAACTGAGCCTCTTGCATTGCACGAGCGTTATACAAAGCCTGTAATTCAGGAGTTGTAGCGCCATAAGTACCGCCTTGTGCCACAGAAAGCCCTGCACGACCTTGTTGTTGCAGTTTGTTCTGCAGATTAGCCAATTCCAACTCACGACCAGGTTGTAATAAAGCCATCTGTTGATTCAGATAGTTCTGAGCCACTTCCTGCGGAGATTGAGCCAAGTATTGATTGCCAAGGCTAAATAAACTCTGAGCACCTGTTTGCAATGGAGCAAACTGAGCTTGTGCCTGTTCTGCCTGAGTAATTCCTTGACCTGCCAAAGCCACAAATCGGTCTTGAGCCGCTTTTGCTTCAGGACTTAGTGTGTAGCCTGCGCTAATGAGTTGACCAGTAGTAGGATCGACTTGGAACTGTGAAGTACCGAAACGTGTTGTCATGCCAACAGGACGGAACTGAGCCGCAGTCTTCGCCGCAGCAGTCTCTGCATCAATTCGTGCTTGAGCCGCTTGAGCCGCCTCTTTAGATGTCTGGCTTTGCATCAAGCCACCACCTAAAGTCAAACCACTTGACAACAAAGCGCCCAATTGAGCGGCAGTTAATCCACCTAAACCTGTTGCACTTGCAGTCAATCCAGTGCCAAGTGCAGTTCCTACACCTGTTCCTACACCTGCCAAAGTAGTTCCTAAGCCAGTGCCAACACCAGTACCGACACCTGCCAGAGTAGTTCCAAGACCTGTTCCAAGACCAGTACCTGCGCCAGTAACTAGACCTGCGCCAGTTCCTGTTGCGCCTAAACCTGCGCCACCAGTAGTTAATCCTGTAACACCGCCAGCACCTGCAGTTAATCCTGTACCACCACCCATGCCGACTACAGTACCGCCTCCGCCACTAGCAGTTAATAATCCGCCACCAGTAGTAGCATCAGCAGCCAATTTAGCGGCTACTGAATCAGCAGTAATTCCACCTGCAGCACCTGTTAAAACGCCACTACCACCTGTTAAATTGGTCAATGTAGGTACAGCCGCACCAGTAGCCAAAGCATTCGCAAGGCTCGTAGCCCCCGCAGTACCACCCGCCCCACCTAATGCGAGATCAAGTTGAGCAAGTTCGGCAGTTGTTAATCCTGCCGCACCACCTAATGCACCACCAGTTCCCAATAAACCCCCTGCAGCAGCACCACCCAAAGCGGCTAGTACTACAGGGTCTTTAAAAGCATCTACCAAGCCACCAAAGAATGATTGATCTTCTTTAGTTTTTATAGTGTTTACAAACTCGCCAGTAGGACTTAAAACTTGTACGTCTGAACCAACAGGGGCTTTATAGTTAACATCGCCAGTAGTTTTTTCAAGATAGATATTCTCAAGACCACCAATCTGCTGATCCATGCCAGAACCAGTAGTTTGATACTGAGGTGTAACACGAGTATCACCAAGGGTAACACTTGAGCCAGGTGGAACAGTAGCCGCTACTCGAGAAACAACCTCCCCCTCTGGTAAACCAACAGCTTGAGCCATTTGAGCAGGAGACACTCCATATTGCTCCATAGCTGAGACTATCTGTGCGTCCGACATATTCGGATTGGCAAGTAAGAAATCTACAATTTGTTTGCTAGTTACAGCCATAGTGGTTGCCTCTTGTGTCGTTTGTGGCTCTGGTGTGATAACTGGTTGAGTAACTGTTTGTGCAACTGGCTCTGGAGCTACATAAGCAGGTTCTGAATAAACTGGTTTTGGAATAGGCTCTGGCGTATAAACAGGCTCTGGCGTATAAACAGGCTCTGGTGCTTTTGTTGGAGCAGTAAACAAGCCCTGTGGTTGCACTTCTTCATATCTTTGTTGCACTTGCTGAACAGGAATTCCAACTGCTTCAGCCATCATTGCGGGTGTCACGCCATACATATCCATTGCCGCAGCAATAGCGGAATCACTCATGTTGGGGTTAGCCAACAAGAAGTTCAGTATGTCTTGACTTGACACCGCCATGATTACTCAGCCTCTTTAGGAACTTGCGCTTCAGCCTGTTCTTTAATTTTAACGATTAAAGGCCAGCATCCGCTAGAGGAAGGAAGGTTTCCCAAAGCCTGCAAGATAAAGTTAATTTCGTTTACGTCTAATTCTAAATTCATGCTTGACTCCTTATTCCATTGTTAGCAAACTCACCATGCGCTTCTTTGCGCCATAAATCCATAAAGTCTGCTGCATCTTCAATTGTTTTAAAACCTGATACTTCTTTTGTTTTGTTATGGAAAGACAAACTACATCTCCAATGCTTGTTTTTCTTACTGTAACTAACACCTTTTATGCCAGAAGTATTATGCCTTGCAAGACAAGAATTTTGATTATTTGTTTGTCGTGTTGCGGCTCTCAAATTCTCTATCCTGTTGTCTGCTGGTTTACCATTTATATGGTCAATAACTTCTGGCAAATATCCATGGTGCATTAGAAAAATTATTCTATGCGTACCAACAGATTTACATCCTTGTTTATAGATAACACGCCTATATCCCTTGCTGTCGAAACTACCTGCTTCTTTATCAGCATATTTTGTATTGAAACAACTTCTTTTAGAAACAATTTCTTTCTTTTTCCAAAACAAAATACCATCTTTTTCATAAAAAAGACGATGTGCTAATTCAAAAGTTAATTCCATGGCACACCCTGTGCAGTAACAGGATTCTTCTGCAAAGCAATGTTAGCTGCTAGTGCATCTTCTGTGGCTTGTTTTGATACTGTTTCCCAAACCCATCCAAGGACTGTTTCAGGGGTAAGGTTTTCGTATGGGATTACTGGCGTTCCATCAGCCCAAGACGCTGTAGAGTAAATAGATGCCGTGTAATCGCCATCTACTGCTGTGGCTTGCCAGTGCGCAACAACTACGAATCCGTTTGAGGTTTCACGCTCAAGAGTTGAGATAGTCCATTGTGTAGTCATAATTTACCTTTCAGTTTAAGGGTGAGATGCTTTGTAGGCATCAAATTCTGCTTTGAGTTCTTGCAATGCTTTCATCAGCGCATATTGCAAATCTGTTTGGTAGATTGACAAACGCATCTTGGGTTCTTCTTTAGTTCCCCAATTGCTTTCCATGACCAACTCAGGAGCAACCGCTTGGACATCTTGAGCAACAACACCCAAGGTCAGGCCAGCATCTTCTTCAAGGTTCTGGTCAATGTAGTTGAACGTCTGCACAGGGATGGCGCAGATGGTGTCAAGGTAAGACTTAGCAGGGGCAAAGTTGGTTTTCTCTCTGCGGTCAGACAGGTTGACATCGTTGGCGCTGTAGTTAGCTAGGCCACCGTTGGAACGCAGTTCAAATCTTGCTGCGGTCGAATCTCTGCACTCTATAAACAAAGCGCCAGTATTATTTGGAGATGCCGCCGAAAAAACAAATTCACCAATATAGTGATTTGCTGGTGAAGCGTTAGCACATCGTGTTCTTACGGTGTAACCATTAGCAACATTGCCAACAAATTCGTGGAATTGTCCTGTGGCACTGTTATAAGTCCCATCAAAACTAGCCTTAAAGTACCCCCCGCTGGTGATTCTGGCTCGTTCTGTGCTGTTAGTAATAAATCCTAAAATTCCTGCGCCTTCAACATAAACATCGGTAGAGCCACCGCCACTACCAGACGCACCAGTGTAAATACCACCAGCAACTGTTCCTGCACTATTGCGAATTCCTAATCCACCACTTCTAGTTGAACTTGCATAAGAGGTAATTGTTGCTCCATACACAGAAGTGCCGCCTACCAACAAATTCCCAGACGCATCTAGCGTCATTGCTTGGGTAAAGGAGATAGCGTCTCCTGCTGTGCCTGAGGGGGCATTAAACCAAGCGTGTGTGCCGTCAAGTTGACGATATTGAACAGCCGCACCATCTCGTACATAGATATCGTTTCCAGATGTATTTAAAAACGAATTGTTTACAAGAAAGGCGTATTCATTACTAGTGCCTCCACTTGTGTAAGAATAAACGGCAGCGCCTGTATCTGAGATTTGAATTGCTTTTGAGTTTGCAAGCCAAGCACTCGGTGTAACACCAAGACCTAGATTGCCTGCGCTGTCAACTCGTACTCGCTCAGTTCCAGCAGTTGTTAAAGTCAGGTAATCACTATTTTCATTAAGTCCAAATGCCGTAGCTACACTTGTATCTGAAGATAAATAAACAGAAGAATTATCTCCATAAATATACGCAGATGCAGTTCCACCTTTAAATCTTGCTATAAAGCCTGTGCTTCCTTTGTCAACATCCAACTTATAAGAAGGCGAACTTGTACCAATACCTACATTGCCACCATTAGGATTGATAGCAATATCATCATAAACACCAGCCGCCGCAACTGCCTGAATATATCCATATTCACTTGTGACGTTGTAACCAACCTGCGTGTTGTATGTGGTTGCGCTGTTTCCAATCGCAATTGTTGGCGTTCCAGAAGTGTGTGTAAACAATGCTTGAACGCCAGTTGCACCAGTAGTTACATGAAGTTTTCCAGAAGGACTACTTGTACCAATACCCAACCCTGTTGAGGTGAGGCGCATGGCTTCAGATGGTTGCGTGTTAGCCGCAGAAGCAACAACAAACTGGAATGAACTACCACCGCTTGCACCATCAATATTCAGATAAGCCGCAGATTGACTTGCGTTAAATATTGCCCCTGTAGAGGGTGAACGATTTATAGAAACCTGTGCAAGGTTTGAAGTGCCTGTAAAGTACGCTGGAGTAGTGGCATTTACAATAATGTTAGCACCATCAAAAGTAAGCGCAGAGCCACTTGTCAGAACCTTTGAACCATTGAGATAGGTTACTCCGTTGGCTGTGCCTCCAGATAAGGTTACAGAACTAGAAGCGGCTACTGTTGTGAAAGCACCAGTTGTAGGAGTTGTAGCACCAACAGTACCATTGATGTTGATAGAGGCTGTGCCTGTAAGGTTAGTTACAGTACCACTAGAGGGTGTACCCAATGCACCACCATTGACAACAGGTGCGCCAGCAGAGCCTACATTGACCGCTAGAGCAGTCGCTACACCAGTACCTAAGCCTGATACACCTGTGGAGATAGGAAGACCTGTAGCGTTTGTTAGAGTTGCGCTAGAGGGTGTTCCAAGGGCAGGAGTGACCAAAGTAGGAGAACTAGAAAGAACAACATTTCCAGTTCCAGTTGAAGTTGTAACTCCAGTTCCACCATTGGCTACTGGCAAAGTTCCAGTAATATCTGCGGTTGAGATATCTAAAGCATCCCATGATGTATTTGTACCATCACTCTTTAAATACTTACCAGAAGCAGTTGCTTGAGATGGAGCAAGTGCATTAAAAGCCGCATTTGCAGTAGTTTGACCAGTTCCACCATTGGCAATCGGAAGAGTTCCTGTTACACCAGTTGTGAGTGGCAGACCAGTTAAGTTAGTTGCCACACCAGAAGCGGGAGTCCCTAATGCGGGAGTCACCAATGTAGGACTGTTTGACAGAACAACAGAGCCTGTACCAGTAGATGAGGTTACGCCTGTACCGCCATTTGCAACAGGTAAAGTGCCAGTAATATCAGAAGTAGATAAGCTGACAGCATCCCAAGAAACATTCGTTCCATCAGTTTGAAGATATTTATTCGCATTGCTTGTCTGTGAAGGCAAGAGGTTATTGATAGCAGCAGTAGCGGTAGATGCCCCTGTACCGCCATCAGCAATCGCTAAATCTGTAATACCTGTAATAGAACCACCAGTAATTGCGGCAGCAGAGTTATCTGTCTTGGTCGCAATAGCTGTAGCAATATTGTTGAACTCGGTATCAATCTCTGTACCACGAACAATCTTTAGCGGATCGCCAGGAGTAAGGTTGTCTTTAGTCGCAAAATTGGTACTTTTTGTGTAATCGCTCATGATATTTTCCCGTTCTTAGATTGAATTTCAATCTTCTGAATTGACAACTGAGTGCCGTTAATAGTGGTTTCGTAACCAGTTTGAACAATCTTACCCGCTCCAGATGCACTTACATCCAAAGTCTTAATCAAAACGCCACCAGAATACTCAGCCACGCCATACTCTGCAAGACCATATTCATAGTTTTGTTGTTCAGGAATGTAGGCGTTACCAGACAAATAGTTGGCGGCAAAGTCAAAGCCCCACTTAATCGTCACATACTGGTTTGAACCACCAATCACCACTGTCTTGATTCGTTTAAGAACAGAAATCTGGTTCTGGTTTCCTAAATCAGCATGGTTGGTGAAATAAGAAAATCGATAAGTAGAAGTGTTGTCCAAGTAACTTCCATACTTACCAATGTAACCCTTCTTGCCAATGTACAAATCGCCATTACGAAGCGAATATAGAGCCGTAGGAGTGATTGAATCCCATTTGGTTATACGAGCAGCGCCATCTGGCAATTGCATCTTTGTATCAAAACAATAAACCTGAGCTGTAACTGGTAATGTCAATAAATAAAAGCCATTCTTCTCTGAGTAAACAGACTTCAGATTAGCCAAAGTCTCTACTGCCAAAGAAGACACCAAGTCAGAACGAACATTCTTAGATAAGTCACGCAATGGAGCAGACTTCTCTTGAATTGTCCTCATCAAAGATCGAACTCCTGAGTCTGACAAGAAAATTACATCAGTACCAATGCTCTGAATAGAATCACGAGCAATACAGCCAATAGAACCTACTGTGTCACTCAGTTGAAGCGTAGCAGGAGTGGTTGCTCCTTGATAAACAAGAATCTGTCGTTTACCAAAGATAAATAAGAAATCATTGTGAGCAGCCAAGCCCATAATTTCATCTGAACCATTAGGCCACACACGAGATACATCCAATGTTCCTGTCGTGCCACCAGACCAAACATGACCTGCAATCAAGTCAGAGAATGTAATTGTGATCTTGTCAGTAGCAGTATTAGCTACCCACAAACGACCAAAAGCAGATAAAACGATGTTTGCTTGTGGAACAGTACCAACATAACCAGTCTTCTCAGAAACTCTGCGATATGTCGTAGTGCTTACTG